ACACCGACCAAGAAGAGGACAAGGACTTGCTGGATGCGATTTATCAAAGTGATTGTTTTGAAGATGTCTTGGCATTGATCCAGCGGCATTTTTCCTTGACTCGTGAGCGGGCACGGGCGAAATTTGCGGAACTGATCGAACGGATTGAAACCAGTGATCAGCAACCGACGATTCAATACAAATTTTATCCCTCCGAAATCGTACGGGCGCTGGAAAAAGGCTACTTGCTTGAGATTCAAGAGCCAACGGTCATTCGTGATGCTTCGGTACTAGTGGCACTAAACTCGGCCCTTGAACAAAACGGGATGCTAAATATCCCGACTGGCTTTGTTCGACGACACCCTGACTGTGTGGTGATCATCACAACGAATCGGAATTACCAAGGTAACCGCCCCTTGAACGAATCCTTGCGAGATCGGATGCAGCACGCTGAAAAAATGGATTTACCTGAGCTAGCAGTCATGGTGCAGCGAGGCATTGCCAAAACCAATTATCCGGACAAAACGACTGCAGAGAAAATGGCTGAAATCATACGATTACTAGACGTGACCGCCAAAGCCAACGCCATCAAAGGGGTGGCGGGCATGCGTTCTTATTTTTATTGGTTAAATGCAGTCAAACAAGGACAAGATCCCTTTACAGCAATTGATAGCAAAGTGCTCTACAAAATCACTACCGATCCAAATGAGCTTTCTCTGTTACAACAGGCGTTAGAAGCTTCAGGATTATTGGCGCAATTGCGGCTTTTGTTTTCTGGACAACCGCTAAATGCCTTTAAAGAACAAATCAAAGGACGCCGAATCAGCAGCGAAGAGGCTGACCAACGCAATGTAGTGGAAGAAGGCACGCCCATCCTAAAAAATGAGCAAGTCCTTGAGACCGTCAATCAAGAAACTGAGGCGGAAACGATGGAAACCAGTGATTCTGACAAACAAGAAGCGAAAAGCGCAGCAACTGAGGCGACGTTTTCAGAAGAACTAGAACGCAATAGTCATGATGGCCAAGCAAAAGCTGGGAGTGAGACACAAGAGGCAGCTCCTGCTTCTCATTCTTTGTCCATAGAAGCGTATGAAGCCCAGGAGAAAGAAAAGAAAACCACGGCATCAAAGGCAGCACGACAAGCATTGAAAGAATCGATCCATGCCAAAGAAGGGCTGATCGTTCATCGACCACCCGTCGATTTAGAAAAAGCGACTGAAGCCCAACAGCGTTTGCAGCCGTTGCTGCCGATCGTAGAGTCATTGATCAAGCAAACCCAAGAAGTATTGGAAAACGAACAAGCTTCGGCATACAGTAAAGGTAAGTACAGTGGTACACGCTTTGATGCCAGCAAGGTTGCGTATCAGGATTTCCGGACCTTTGACAAGAAGAATCCACCTCACGAACAGCCTTCCTTAGCTCTTGCTTTGCGCATCGATGAATCAGGTTCGATGATTCGAGAAGATCGGATATTGTATGCCCAACAGGCGGTCTTAGCGGTGAATGCTTTTGCCGAACGTTTATCTTTGCCATTGATGATCTATGGCGACACAGCGGACGTGACCGCTCGTGAAAAAACCTCGCTTTTTGCATACAAAGAATTTAATGAAGGCTTTGAATTTGTGCCAGAGAAACTCATGACAATGAAGCCTCGGCAAAATAACCGTGATGGAGCTGTCTTGCGTGTGCTAGCTGAAAAGCTCGCTCATCAGCCGGCAACCACTAAATTACTCTTGAATATCAGTGATGGCCAGCCAAAAGCTCTTCCTGATTATACAGGGGTAAAAGCCAAAGAAGATATTCAGCAGGTGATCGCTGACTATGAACGACAAGGGGTGCTGTTTCTTGCAGCTGCTATTGGGCAAGACAAAGAGGTGATCAAAGCGATTTATGGGGAAGAACGCTTTATTGATCTTTCCAATCTAACAGAATTTCCGCAGCGTTTGTTGCAGCTACTGACAAGGTATTTGTAAACGTCGATAGCTAAAGGGAAAAGAGTGTGGACTGCATGCCGCACTCTTTTTTTGATTATAATTATATTATGTAAACAAGATGATATTTGTCTAAATTTGGAAAGTTCTGTAAAATAGACGCCAAAAGGAGGGTTATCATGAACAAATGGCGGTACTTCTACTATCCTTGCCAATTCGGCTGGCACGCAGCACTTCGTAGGCGCAGTTTGCTGATGAGTGGTGTATTGGCGATTCTTCTACTGATCATCGCCATCTTTGCAGAGCATTGGCTAGTGTTTTTTCATCAATGGCTACAATATGAAACAAATAGCAGTGAGAATCAGATGGATCTCACGTATGCCAGTTGGCTTTTCTTTTTGCAGTTGCTACGCTTCGTACTAGGCGTTCTAACTATAGGCTTGATCGCCGCCTTTTTATGGCACTGCAATCACATGTATCGTTTTCATTTGATGGGGGAGGAGCAGCAATCTCTGAGTATTCGGTTGTTGTTAGGACAGTCTCCGTTGTTAATCACCTTTGAAGAGCTTTTCTTTGTAGGCATTCAAAGCATTGTTATTAGTTTGATAGGGCTTGTCAGCGGTCTGTGGCTTAGTCAAAAAGCACTGCAGGATTTTTTCCATTTCTTTCATCTTCCCGCAGGCTTTACTTTTGAATTTCCCTTTAAAGGTCTATTAATCGCTCAACTTGGTGTGCTCTTGCTGCTTTTTTTGTTACGATTCCGCGGTACAAAGAAGACGGTTGAAGAGATTCTCGTTAACGGATGCCCGAATGGGTGAGAGGATGATAGGCTGCTTTTATTTCCCTCTTCCAAAATGCGAACATATGTTTTATAATAGGTGAAACAAGACAAAGGTCGTGAATTTGTGAAGACATCCTTAACTTTAGAAATGGAAGAGGCACTTTATTATTATTGTCGGGAAAACAGTGATATTGTGGTAGAAGAGGTAGTCATGCCAGATGATCACGGCATCGTGGATACTTTGAGTTGTCGCTTGACGACTGAAAACACGTTTGAATGGCGTTGCTACGAACTCAAAGTTAGTTTGGCAGATTTTCGCTCAAAAGCAAAACTATCCTTTATTGGGAATTATAATTATTTTGTCTTACCCAAGGCATTGTATGAGAAAGTCAAAGATCAGATTGGACCTACAATTGGTGTTCTGGTCTATCATGCATTTCTTGAAAAAGAATCGGGCAGCAAAGGGTATTTCAGTGTCGAAAAGAAGCCCCAACGGCAAGAGATGCAGGTTCCAGAAAATGCCTTATTGTTTCGGTTGATTTCGGCACAAGCGCGAGAAGTCGGCAAAGCAAAACAGACTGCTCGAGGATTGCGGGTATTTTCAACAGAACGTTTGTACCAAGAACTGAAGAAACGTCAGCCTGAGTATGACTTGTTCGGTGGTGGAGTCAATTACTATGATCGATTTATTGAAGATACTCAGCTGCAAGCGATCGAAGCCTTGAAAGAAGAATTGGCCGCTACGAGATCAGCCTATGAAGCGCTGGAAAAACGTTTTTTATCAGGCGAGTAAGAAGGAGAGAAGAAGATGTACTTCCCGTATATTCGTGGAAAACAATTTGATTTATTGGCGTTGAAAGCACTGTTGGAACAAGATTGTTTGTCAGACGCGATCCAGCCGATCATTGAACCAGTCAAGCAATCAAAAACGTTTTGGACGACCATTGACCTGTTTCAAAGGAAGCAGCATCCTTTTTATCTGGTTCGCAATCCACAGGCGGGAGCTTTTCTGACGGCAGAGGGGTTAGCAGAGTTGCAAAATGTTGCTGCCCCTAAAGCAATGATCGTAGATCGCCCCATTGAGACAGTGGAAGAAAAGCCTGATCTTTGGATCATCCATCAAGCGGACCAAGCACTCGCTAGTGATTGGCGGGAAAATACGCTGCCGGTGCTGGTAAGCAAAGAGTTTCGTTTGTTAAATAAAATCAACGGCCCGAAACTACTGATGGAAGATCCGTTTACCCGTTTACCTAAAAATAGTTTTTATACAGAATGTCCAGACGAAGGATTTTCAAAAACCCATCATCTTTATCATAAATTGGGCTATGCGGGATTTAGTGATTTTTCTGTCGATAGCAAAATTTATTATGAGCACAGTTATCCCTCAAAACGGTTGGTTTTGCATTGGATCTATCCGACAGCAGAGCAAGACTTGCGAATCGTTCACTTATTTTCTGAGGAAGAATTACCAAGTCAGAAAGAAAAGTTTTTCGAAGTCATGGAAGCTTTGTTACAGCATGAGGAAGAGTATCCTACGCAAACAGCTGGGCTGCAGCTATTAGTTGCTGCTTATCAGCAAGGGGCGTTTCCTGGTATGGGCGTTATTCGGAAAGCTGCCGTTATGAATCACTTGGAACTCGTCAGTCGTCTTATTTAGTCGCTATACGCATACGATTGTAGGCTCTAACAAAATACTGCCATTTATTGTACAAAACACCTTGATTGCACCCATTGTTTTCAGGATAGTGATAAAATCAGGGAAAAGGAGTTGGCGCTCGTGGGAACAAAAGATAGAGAATATTATCGAAATGAAGGAAAAGAATTTGAAAAAAACAAGAAAAACCTGCTTATTCGACGTTTAAATCAACTAATCGTTGTCTTGGTCATTTTGATCATTGTCTTTTCGGCGATCCTGTATTACATAGTTTGAAACTTTCCGTAGCTGTCATTGCTTTATTGGCAGCAACAAAACGAAACTTGTACTTAGATGACTGTGCACCCTTGATTAGGACTCGCTATGGGAATCTGATCCGTTTAAGTGAAAACTGAACGCAACGAAATGTTTCTTGTTTATCGTTGCTGGTTTGCCTGTGATCAAGATTCCCATTAGGCTATTAGTTAGCACAAATTTGCTGGGTTAAGTGCGAATCATTACTGATAAGATCGTGAACAACGATACTTGACTGATTCATTGAGTTTGGCCAGCAGCTGCAAACAAACCTTGAATTCAAAGATTCAAGAATCAACAAGATCAAATACAGACAAAGGTACAGGTATAATTTGTCAGTTGATTTTCTTATCAGACCTAGAACAAACAAAAACTATCGCTCAAATAACCATTTTTTTGGATTATGCTGCCAATTAGGTGAATTTAAAGGAAATATTCCTAAATAAGAGGGAGGAGAGCCGTAAAATTACCAGTTAAATACGGTGTTCGAAAAATTTTATATTTTAGTTTACATAATATATATTATACAAAGTTAATAGTTAAAATCTAAAGGCTAATAAGCTTATTTTTTTTGCTCTTTTTAGCCCTCTCTACGTTATTTAATATAATTGTAACATTTAAATCGCCCCTACGGGTCGATATTTTTGCTCTACAAAGAACATTTTAATATGATTCGAGTCATACATATACATAGTTACAGGATCATACATCATGAATCCATCTTTTAAAATACACATATCAAATACCATTTCTTCAAAATAATCTGTAAAACCCAAACCCACAGATAAAAACTCTTCTTTTGTTCTAAACTCAATCATTTTTATCACCTCAGCTAATTTTAACATTAAAATTGAAGTAAATGAATTTGTTTAAGATTTTGTCGATTGTTTTTGATTGTTATATTGAATAATTGAGTTAGCAGTCTGTAACCATTGATTTGTTGCTTGCTGTTTGCTAAAGGATTTCTTTTCTTGAATATAAGAAACCATATCTGTTTTGAGTTGATTTCTAAAATCATCCTTGTTTGCAAACTCTAGAGCCATTTGTAACTGATGGTCACTCATTTGTGATTTACCTTTCTCGATGATATAATCATTAAAGAGTTTATCATCTGAACCGAGCGAGATATACAGAGTTGCTAGTGAAGCAAGCACTTGCTTGTCAATCCAGTCCTTTGTACGAAGAACACTTTTATCGGGAGCTTGTAGAGAGAGCTTAATTTTGCCAATATTATTGAGAAATTTATCCCACCATCTAGTGTTTTTCCATCTTGCTCTGTTCGTATCATTCCCCTTAACTTTAAACGCAATATAGCGATTTAACAAACCTCTAAGAAAATCACCCAAATCCATATCGTTATTAACAATCACATCTAAAGCGGCCTTTGCGCGATCGCCACGAAGCTGAACCTCAGAACGAACCCATGTTTTAATGTCTTCATGAAAATATTTACCTCTTTGCAACCGTTCATAGTACTTATCATAAAATCGAAATATCACTTCTGATTGCCCAAAATATAATGTTTGACCCTCAGTCTGACCAGTTTCAAGATTTATCTTTTCAAAATTTCTGCCATGCTTAAAACGACTTGCTACACAACCGTTTCTCATACATAATTCTAACTGGTGTATCGTAAATATATTGTTAAAATCATCAATCGCAATATCTAATCTAGTTACATTTGCTTTTTCTTCAAGTACAAACTCAAAAACTTCTATCCATGTCCATTTGGTGTGTTCAAATAATTCCTCGAATTGACGACAACCTTGACCCCCTAAATTTAACCAAATACCCATAGAATCGTTATGACCTTCAAAATAAAACTCAATATTATCCCAAATTGCGGATTTTAAATAACCATTTATTCCCTTTTCTTTTACTGTGAACTTCTCTAAAGGAAATCGAAAAAGTGCTGCAAGTTCTTGCCAATTTCTTGCAGAAAAAAAAGTGCAACTAAACCAGTCTACACAAGCGATTGGGGATTTTGGGCATGTATCGGCAACCCCCCTGTTAGAAACGGGGGTTGATTTTTCATTTCCATCATACATAAGCAACTACCTCACCTTTTAATATAACGCGTTCGATAGACTTTATAAAATAATGAGGAACATTTGAAGCGCCTTTACGACTTACACCAAGCTTCACCCGAACTTTATCGTTTCTTTTGAACTTTGATAGATCTATCTTGTAATTTACAAGATAATGGAGTTCTGTATTTGAATCGGGATCACACAAAACCAATAGTTGTACTTTTCTTTTGTACATTTCTCGAATAGAAATCCGTTTAACAATCATAAAATCATATTCAACAAACATAAAACTACCTCTTTCATTTTGAAATGTGTTGTGAAAGTCAAAAAAAATCAGCTCCCCACCCCCTCGTTCTCGAGGGGCACCCCTCGGCGGGAGCCAGCTTCTCCGGTATGGTAATACCGAAGAAGACACTCTAGGGTTTGGGGTTCTGTTTGAAGTAGTCAAGGCATAAATTCCCTACGGTCAGACATTTATACTTGACTACGCTGTACCTACGTTTCTATTTACTGACAAGCATTACATTCGTGTTTGGATTACTTTTTTCTTCTAATGCTTGTTGAGATAAAGTTTTGATAACAGCATATGAATCGTAAAGCATTCTTAAATCGTCTGTTTGAATGAAAGACGTTGTGCGTAAACGGTGTAATTGTTTCTTCTGGTCTGGTTTATCTATGTTATGAGAAAACTCATCAGCGTCATAGAAACGCCCTCTAGTGTAACGACCCATAATTGTATTGCAGACACAAACCTCAAAAGTCTGCTCACGTAATGCCTTAGAAACACGTGTAAAGACTTGAGAAGTTCCTAGTATCTTGATATGCTGCTTTCTTTGTTGAGTAACAACTGCAAGGACATCACGAGAAACTTTTGAGAAGCTATCAAAATCATTCTGGATCTCGTCCCATAAAATAAGCACACCACTTGCATCTGCTTCTTTTGCTTTAAGCACAGCATTCGCAATATCAGCTAAGCTTTTTAAAGGCTCATTTTCGTACACATATCCAAAGTTGCTACAAATATATAAATCAGGATATTCCTCACGATACCGTTCAGCTTCATGAACTAAAGTCATCGTTTTTCCCGCACCTTGCCGACCAGTAAATAAAGTCAGACCATACTCTTTAAAAGGTTTAATCCCCATTTTCCGCAACTCCCTATAATGTTTATAATCAATTCCCTTATACTTGATAAACTCGAGCATTTTCATACTTTTAAACCCTCCAATGGTTTTAACTTCTTAATTTGACAACTAATATCCTATTGTCGATAAAGGTGCAGAAATGCTTGCCACGCTAAAGCGTGGACTGCATTTCCTGCCCCTCTTTATCCGCCTATAAAAGGAATCTTTTTGTATACAAAATTAAATATCTTTAAAATAAATTGAACGTTCTGAACAGCAATTAAAACGCCAAGAGCTGCTATCAACGTACCAATAGGAAAAAAATAATTTGCTAAACCTAACATTTCTCTAAAAGCGGTAGTATCAGGCAGAGAAATATCGAATTTAATTTCAGGAATCAAAGAAATCAATAAATCAACAGCCCCAAAAATCAGCTTAAAAAGTAACTCAATTATCATTGATTAAATCCCCATTTCCTGTAATTTTACGATAAATATAAATTGCAACGGACATCCAAATACTAAGTGCCATAACTGTCCTGAAACGAACAACTACCCAGTCAATCGTAGTAAAATCAGGATTGAATTTAGCACCCATAATATCTATTGAAACTACTTGTTTAAAATCTTGATTAATCGGCTGAACAACTTCCTTAACTTGATTACCCAATGACAAGAAACTACCAAATTTAATATCAATTTTAGATTTTACTGTTCCAAAACCAGTATCAAGAAAATCTAGATTTTCAGGGACAATTAGCTTAATGATTTGATTGATTAAATCACCAAGTAAATCTAATATTTTCTCAGCAATATCTGTTAAGCCAGTTATAGCTGTACCAATGACGTCACCCAATGTTTTAATTAATTGACTTAGAAAATCCCAAACATTCGTACCAGCTTCATTAACTATATTTCCAAAATTCAAACCATCTAACATTTGCTGAAGTCTATTAAAATCAAATGGTGGAATTGTAACATTAACAGCAGAATCAGGCTTTTCAAAAATCATTTTTAACCAATTTATTATAAGTAATAGTGAATCATTTGCTATTATCAAATTATCATTAATTTCAATAATGAAATCCCTAGTCTTTGTCATTTCATCTATAAAAAAATAAACCAAACGATATAACAAAGAATCTTTGTTTTCCATGTTGTAGATATTATCGAAATAATTATTCAATAGACCTTGAAGCCATAGCGGAAAATTATTCCAGCGCTTATCATATTCAACCCAATAGGTTCCGTCTTTTCCAAATACATTTCTTAGTAAGCTAACATTATTAGAAATACTTGACCCAATTTTGTTTGCAACAGATTTCATAAGTTTTACTGCATCACCATCATCTGGAAGAATTGAAGCATTATAATCCTTTGATTTCCAAGTATCATGCAAACCAACAATAGCAGCTATAATGCCGACATCTGACCATGAGGGAAAGCTACTTTTTAATGAAGCTATTTCATCTGAATTGTTTTGAATCTTTTGATCTGAAATGATTTGATTTTGTTTAACGTTGTCAATGATTTCCTGTGTTTTCACAAGTTTAACGTCAACGGAATCAATACGATTCCCATTTGTAACAACTGAAGATTTAACTGTATCAATGATTTTCTGTGTATCAACTAGTTTTTTGTCTACTGAATCAATACGACTTCCATTTGTAGAAACAGAAGTCTTTACACCATCAATAGTTTTTTGTGTATCCACAAGTTTTTTATCAACAGAATCAATACGAATTCCATTAGTAGCAACAGAACCTTTGACAGAGTCTATAATCTTTTGCGTATCTACAAGTTTTACATCAACCAAATCTATCCTTTTAGTTTGGTCACCTAATGCCAATCTTAAACTGTGGTCTGAATTGGTAGCATCTTTTCTTAATGAATCTAGAGCAGTTTGTAAGGTACTAACAACTCCTTGTGTACCTACTATCTTCTTATCAACAGAATCTATTCGTTTAATTTGTTCCTCTAAAGCCAACCTAATACTATGGTCAGAATTAGTAGCATCTGTTCTCAAAGAATCTAATGCCTTTTGTACAGTAGATAAAACACCTTGTGTGAATACTATCTTTTCGTCAACCAAACTAATTCGTTTACTTTCATTGGCAATCGAACTTTTAACACCATCGACAGCACCTTGTGTAGCTACAATTTTTTGGTCTAATGAACTAATACGACTACTCTCATTGGATATTGAACGTTTTACTGAATCGACAACGCCTTGTGTGGATACAATCTTTACATCTAAAGAACTAATACGGCCATTAATACTTGACTGTCCGTTCTCAAGACCATTTAAACGCGAATTAACTGCAGTAAAACTATTTCTAGCTTGTTTTACTATCATGTCTATATTATTTGCAATCATAGTGGCATTGAGAGTTCCATCTAATCGCCATGAAGCAAAATATCCTGTTATATTCCATCCGTTATTAGGTCCTGCATAAACAGTTCCTGGATTCACAGCAGCAAAAGTAGTAATTAGACTACTTCTCAACATATCTTCGGTGGAATATTGTGTATCTTCGCTAACATTTCCATATACAAAAGGATTTGATAAATCCGTATTGTTGGAGTCTGATTCTATACTCCCTTGAATATCCTCTTCGATATTTTCTGAACTTTCACTGGAACTTGTAGTTTCTTCTTGTTGAATACTACTAGAACTATCCACAATGACACTCGTAGAATCAGTAGTGCTAACGCTACTTGAATTGTCAACATAGCTACCTGAATCAAGTAATATGTCAGAACTGTCACTATCGGCATAAACGTAATTACTGCGATAGCAAAAACTAAGAATAAAAAAACTATACCTACCCATTTACCAATTTTCTTTGCATTAATCATTTGTTTTCCTCCTTAATAGAAATAAAAAAGACTGGCTAACTAAGCCAGCCTCTAAGCCGTTAAATCGATAAATACTATTAACCCTTGTTCATCATTGATTTGACAAGACCAAAGCCTTTTTTCGCTACCCAAGTAACGGAAAATACACCAACACCAGCACCAACCGCAACTGGTACAATTTTTGTAATTTCAGTAACAATTGGTGTAAACATTTCAGCTGTAAACATCTTCATTCCTCCATTTTTTTATTTTTTAAGCAAATGCACTATCAAATAATTTCGTTAAACCTTTGTAGGCTAGAAAAGCGGGGACAAATGCAAGAAAAAATACGATTAATGTTAAATCGGTAAAATGACTAACTTCTTGTTCCTGTTGTTGTTCCTCACTAACTTCCGAACTTTCGACAAGTACATTTAACTTATTACTGATTTCAGAAAGATAAGACTTTTGCTCAGTCTGGTCTAATTCGTCAAGTGCAGTCATTAATTGAGTTCTAAACTCACTATTAACTGTACTTTCATCGTTTTGAGATTCAAAAAATGATTCAATCTTTTCAAATCTTTCTTCTTCCAGTTTATCTGCAGCAATTTCTTTCTCTTTGGATTGTTGCTCTTTGATAGCAACTTCTTCTTGATTCTTAGCTTCTTGTAAAGCTTGCGCTTCACGTTCCTTAGACTGCCTTTCTTGTTCGTCAGAAAGCGTCTTATTCAAGGTTTTCAATTCAACTAGAATCGCTTGTAAGGCTTCCTGCTCATTCATATTATGCGGCAGTTACGGATAAGCAATTTAAGTTAGTGCTATATCCACGACGGTCAGCTTTTAAAACAACTTTGCATTTTGCACCTTCACCGCAACCGATAGTAAGATTTTCATCTGCAAAAAATTCTAAGCGCTGAAAATTTTTAGTATCGATTAAGTGAATAACTGTATAGGGATTACCCGACTTTGAAACCTTCTCTTCTTTTTTCTCGAATATTAAATCTGAATTACTGACAAACATTTGACATCCTCCTTCTTAGCCCTAAAGGGTTATGAGTTAAGTATATCTTAATAATTAGAAGTTTCAACTTTATTGGGTTAACTTATAGTGTTATAATATGTAAAACACTTTTGGAGGTAATAATATGAATAAAGAAAAACAAAATTTGCTCATTGCAGATAGAATAAAAAACCTTGCAAATGAAAATAATTACTCAATAAATCAGCTAGCTAAAGCTTCAAATATAAGACAGTCAACTATCAGTGGTATTTTAAATGAGGGTAAAATTCCAACTGTATCAACACTTTTGGCAATTTGCGAAGCATTAAATATAACATTATCGGAGTTTTTTGATTTTGCTCCATACAACAAAAAAGAAGCCCTTTTACAAGCTTCTGATAGATAACAATTTATATATTATACAAAGTTGTTTAGAATAAAATGCAGCTCATTTTTGTTTACTAAAGGATGCATTTTTGCTCATTTTGCCCTCCCTTCCTATGATATAATGAAGAAACAGGAGGATTTTTAAATGAGTAACCATGAAAATGAAAGTTTAAAATTATTTATTGTGGGAATTTTAATGACCATTGGCTATTTTGTTTTTGATTGGCACTTTGCTCCCATATTGTATGTTGGACTCGTAATCAGCGTTTTAGGTTTATTTTCTGCAATTTATCCAATAGTTAGCGAACGCAAACGTTTTGCTTCAGCGCAGTTAGATACTATCGATAAAATGTCTGGAAAGGAATTTGAGCAATACACTGCATTTTTGTTAAGAAAACTTGAATTTAACGGGATTAGCATGACCAAAGCGTTTGGTGATCAAGGAATTGACGTAATCGCCTCTAAAAATGGGTGCAAGCATGGTATTCAGTGCAAACGTTGGAAAAATAAAGTTGGCAACAAAGCAGTTCAAGAAGTTTACGCAGGGATTGGTTATTATTCGTTAGATAAAGCGATTGTACTGACAAATAGTTATTTTACTGAATCCGCAAAACAATTAGCAGCAAAATTGGATGTTGAGCTTTGGGACCGTTCTAAATTGATCAAAATGATTGAAACTGTGCACACGAACGATAAGAACTAATTTTCTATAGGAATATTTAAAACCTACATACACCCATTTAGTCCGAACAGTCAAAATCAAAGGCGATAAGAACATAAAATAAGTTTAGGGATACATAGATCTGCTTTACTATAAGATAACAATTATTAAGGAGAATAAAAATGAAAAAGAAGAAGCAATTAAAGCTAGTCTTTTTACCAAAAATCTGGGCGTCACTCCTCTACTTGCTTTTCGTGTTCACAGCCCTCTTCCTCTACTTGTCAAAGTACTTGGACATTTCTTTCTTTACTTCGATGTATCCTGACTTTTATCTTCATATCTCCAATTTTTCGATTAGTTTGATTATTGGCTTACTGGGGTACTTTTGGCTTCTCGTAGGTGCGCCATTTAAAGCCGTCACACTATTGACCCTGCTCTTACTCATTGCCAATCTATTGAGCGAGACTATCTTTGGCTTTATGAACACCCCTGATCGAATCGATTTACTTTTTGGGATTGCAGGAACGCTCGTCGCATATTTTACTTTGGCAATGATCAAAAGACACGGTTTAGTCAAGAATCAATCGTTTTGATTTCAACAGTCGTGACTTCTCCTTATATGATACCTTCGCTACCTAGGTTCAGCCCATTTTTTGGGAAAAGAAACATCTTGCTGCAGTTATTTAGCCGAAAAAAGCACTCAATAAAGGGAGTGCTTTTTTCGGTTCCATTGGCGATACTTTCGTATGGCTAGTCACTTGGTAGCCAATACAATGGACTTAGCTGTAGATTTTCCCAATACGGGTTGTGAAACCCTATCAAATAGTGCATAGCTAAATACCCGAAAATCATAAAGCCAAATGACAAAGTCACGATCCGTCCCCACCGTGGTATTTCTTTGATAAATAGACCTAGCATACCTATCAATAAGGGGAACGAATAATTAAACAGTAAATCACTTCTAATATTTTGGTTCAGAGGATCCTTCATTATTTTGTCATTTAAGCCCCAACTTATGCCGACGATCACAAACATAAGCGCCAGAATAGTCAATCGTTTGCGATCAAAAAGCCACTGTTCTTTATCTTTCCTACTTGCAAAGTAGATCGTAAGCAGGACCACGATTAATCCAGACATACTATTCTCCTTTTTCGCCAGCTATTTTATAAAACGTTCATGATTCCTTCAGGATAAATTATAACATATATAGTATAAAAAAACGATACCCGCCACTATCCCCTTGTTTGATGCACTTTTTAGATGTTTCATAGAAGAATCAGAAATTTAAAAATCTGTTCGCTTTACAAAAGGGAACGTATGTTTGTATTATATAGATAAGAGGTGATTGCTATGGGTATGCTGCAACCATATGAAGATCGGAAAAAGCTAAAGTGGCAAGGATTCTTTTTATCTGAGCATACAACTGAAATTGAAGAAGAGCCGACACGCACGTTTGATTGTCCACCTAAGCCGTCACTCACAACGGAAGAAATCAATCAATGCTTATTCGAAGCGATGAAAAAGAACGTAACTGTGGCGATCCAACGAGAAGAAGTCAATGAAGAAGGCGGCTATCCCCCAGATATTGTCGGAAAAATCAGCGGATACGACACATTGGGCATTTATTTGACGGGAGAAACCACAGAAAAAATCCATTATGATGAGATTCGTCATGTTGCTTTTTATGAAGAGAAAAAATGGTTTGATCTCAACGAATGATCCGCTTTTTACTACTTACTAAAGGAGGAATACCTGATGCAAACACAAAAAGGCGCTGTCTCAAAACTAAGGATCGTCTCCTTTGCCCCCTCCCCTTTGGTCCGCTTTACACTAGGCACCACCAACTGTTTGATTGCGAAGCACAGTTTGAATTTTTTAGGGGATGTTGATGAGGGCATGTTTCTAACTGTGGGTGGCTATTGGAATAAGCGCCACCAATTCGTGGTGCAAAAGTATACGGTGTACGGCAAAACAAAAATCATGTTGGATATCGATGCCTATCGACAAAAAACAGTAAAGGCGGGTTCACTATGAGAGCAAGAGACCTCTTGACAGCACTGACAACGTCGTCGAGTGCAGCAGATTACCAAGGAATTTATTTAACTTACAAAGAAAACCTGATTCCTTTTACGACGATCGCACAAGATAGTCATAACCAATTGATTTTATTTTTCGAACCCAAAAAGCCTGCTCTGACTCTGAAAGAATTATATACACAGCTAATGCTGCATAAGAATTTGGACTTGCTCTATTGGGATGGCGAGTCACGACAAAAGGTATTGGGGTTTCGTGAACAAGAAGAAAAAATCATCCTTTAGTCCCCTCGCCTATTTTGGCACACAACAAACGTTGAAAATCTCGGCAAAAAGAAAAAAATGAAGTATACTTTGTGTAAAGACTAAAGGAGTTTATCATGAAAAATCAAAAGATTACCCAAATGAGTTTTGCGAAAGTCTATCCTCTGTATATTGCCAAAGCAGAACGGAAAAATCGGACAAAAGAAGAAGTAGATCAGATTATTACCTGGCTGACTGGGTATGACCAAGAAACACTCCAACAGATGGATGATGATGTTTCTTTTGAACGCTTTTTTAAGCAAGCCCCTCAGCTCAATCCTGCACGAAAACAGATTACTGGTGTGATTTGCGGGATTCGGGTAGAAGAAATCGAAGAGCCAATAGTTCAAGAAATTCGTTACCTAGATAAACTGATCGATGAATTGGCGAAAGGAAAAGCCATGACGAAAATTCTGCGCTCTGCTGAATGAGGCGTTTTTTTCGAGTTGCTATTTAAGAATCAACGCTTTATACTAGAAATACCTTGGCAGGGGCAAATCATTGCTCAAAACACAGTGGGACAACACCCCACTGTGTTTTTTTATCCTGCTTTTCTTGACGACAGCTTGTAACCAGGCAGGCGATCTTAGTTTAGTTCAACCACTTAGCATGTAGTGCCCTTTGAAATTGGCCGCCTTTTCATGAAAACACAAGAACATTGGCTGCGGCTCTCCTCTTCTTTACTCAACAAGGCGCTCTTGACACGTACAAAAAAACACTCCTCTTATAGAAAGGAGTGCTAACTATTACTTTTTCATTTCTTTGATCTGTTCTTTTCGTTTCAAATACGCCAGCTCTTTTTCCATTTTGCGATAGCGAGCGAAGGCTGCTTCTGAAAGCTCACCGGCAGCAATAGCTGCTTTTACCGCACATTTCGGTTCTGTTTCATGCTGACAGTCTCTGAAGAAACAACCTTCAGCATATTGACTGATCGCTTCAAAGGATTGCTCGATCGAAGCTGACCGAACGGTACTGATGCCAACTTCCCGCATGCCAGGAGTATCGATGATCATTGCGCCAGAGGGCAGTGTGAACAACTGGCGACTCGTCGTCGTGTGTCGTCCTCGACTATCCTCTCGTATGTCATTGGTTTTTTGAACGGCTTGTTCCATGAGCTGATTTAATAAGCTGGACTTCCCGACGCCTGACGAACCGATAAATGCACTGATTTTTCCGTCTGAAAAGTAGGCTTCTGTCAGCAATTCGTTCGGTTCATAAATAGAAGTAGCGAATGCTTTCACACCAAAAGCATCGTTTAATGCTTGCAGCAGCTCTGCTTTTTCATCAGCTGTGACTTGATCGGCTTTGGTCAAGAGAATCACTGGGTTTGCGCCACTGTCCCAAGCGATCGTGACAAAGCGCTCTAACCGAGCGAAATTAAATTCTTCATTGGCGCTAGTTGCAATAAAAACCGTGTCTATGTTCGCAGCGATCCCTTGTTCATCCGTCCGATTTCCGGCTACTTTTCGTTGTAAAAAACTCTTTCGTGGTAGCAAAGCATCAATCAAGAAATGATCTTGATCATACACCTGCCCTTGGACAAAATCACCAACAATAGGATAATCCTTTGGCGCTCTTGCCTGTTGACGAAATTTTCCTGAAACGGTTGCTAAACATTCTTCTCCTGTGGTCAGGCGGACTTTTGCGATATCCTTAGCCTGAAAGACCACGATTCCTTGTTTTTCCATGATTTCCCTCCAGTTAATTAGGAGGCCGCACTTAAAAAGAGAAACCTCCGAGTTGATGTTGCTTCATTTGATTTGTCATAGGACATTTCCCCTTTCTATGTTGTGCTCATCATGTGATGTCGCTTTATTATACCACTGGAACGGACAGTATGCTAAAGCAAATGACCCAAAAGAACATTTACTGAAACGAAGTAGATAAACAAGCCAGCAATATCTTTGATCGAGGTGATGATCGGTGCCGAACCGGCTGCTTGGTCGATGTTTAGTTTAATAAGTACAAACGGGACTAAAAAGCCAAGTGCTGCGGCTAAGGTCATAGCAAAAACTAATGAAATCCCAACAGCGACCCCTAACATCGGGATCCCTTGCCAAAGTGAAGCAGCGGTTCCTGAGATGATCCCGACGATCAAGCCTAGACTCAAACCGATCCAAACTTCTTTAAAGAAATGTCTGGTGAAGGTTGAAAGATCAATATGCCCTAACGACATCCCCCGAACAAATACAGTAGAGGATTGTGTACCAACGTTTCCACCCATATCCATGATCAAAGGAATAAAAATCGCAACGGCTGCCACCGACTCTAACGTTTGTTCAAATTCATCAATGACGACCCCAGCTAAAAGTCCAGCCACTAAAGTGATCACTAAGAATGGCAAGCGGACTTTCCAGATTTGCCACAGGCTGCCATTGATCAAAACATTACTACGGTCTGCTTCGTTGGAGGCGACATCGACCAAACCAGCGGCATTAAACATGTCTTCCGTTGTTTCCAACTCGATGACATCGATCGCGTCATCGACGGTAATGATCCCAACGATTCTTGATTCCTTGTCTACGACTGGCAGCGCAATGATATCTAGTTCATTTAGCAGACGGGCTGCTTCTTCTTGGTCGGTGT